AAAATTAGTCGCAAGGGAGCTGGTCTGGAAACGACGTATTCGTTGCTTCCTAAGGTACGTAAAGTGCCGGAGAAAGTCATTAAAGAATGGAAGACCAGTAGAGATAGTATTTGGCTCCCCAACTTCTTTGAAGGAAAGGATCCTTTTGATGGACGTGCAACTGATGAGAAGGGCCTCCCGGCTGGCGGATCGGATAAATATGGCTCACACGTTGCCCCTAAGACCGCAACCAAAAAAGAAGAAACTGACAACACCGAATTCTAAAAATTATGTCTGACGCACTATCTAAACTCACTCCTGAGATGCAAGCACGTCTTGCTGCCATCGTTGCAGGTCAACAGCCTGCAGCACCTGCAGCACCTACTCAACCTGCACCTGTAGCTGTGCCTACTCCACCGGCACCTCCAGTGATGAAGCCTCCATCATTGATGGATCATCTGATTGCACTGCGGCAAGAAGTTGATGCACTTCGTCAGGAAAATGCTCACCTTACACAAACTGTCTCTGCTAACTCTGATGTAGTTGAAGCTGTCGGTCAAGCAGTGGGGCAGATCTACCAGATGTTTCAACTGTCAACCCAGCCTACAGCTCAAAGTCCGTCGTTTAGCGAAGGCTTTCAACAGCAAGAGATCCCACAGTCCAACTTCGATCACGCAGATTTCTAAGTTATTTCTTACACGCTCGCAACGCAGTTTACTTTGAACTGCTGCGGGTTTTTTTTGTACCTATGAAAAATCTTACCATCACTTGTAAAAGCTCTGATGAAAATTGTGAGTTTCAAACTGAACTTGAGATAATCATCAAACAGCTTTCTGAAGGATTTGAGTCTGGTTTTGACAACAACGAATCAAATTCTTATGAGTATAACTTAACTACTAATTTCATTGACAAATGACTAAAGAAGAACGCGACAAGCTTATCAACGACTGTGCAACAGAAGTTGTTAATGCACGGATATTAAAATTCTGTGAATATTTGCTGTCGAAACAATTGAGCAAAACATGAATAACTACACCGATAAAGAACTCATTCAAGAAGTAACAGATTATTACCCCGAACTTCTCTCTAACAACAAATGACAAACAAACCGTTCCGTATTCAGACATCAGCAGGTCACCGTAAGTACCTGTGTTCGGGAATGTATCTCCCGTCAGTGACAACAGTGTTGTCCGGTACTGAGTCTGAGAAATCCAAAGCCGGTCTTCGCCAATGGCAAGAGCGCAATCCAGGTGCACTCGAAGCTGCTGCTACACGTGGTACTGCTATCCACAAGTGCTGTGAAGATTACCTTCGCGGCTTACCACTCGACTGTCCTGAAGAATATCTGCCATTCTGGACAGGTATGCACCAATATCTAGATTGGTTTGATACAATTCATTGGTCGGAGAGACCTCTCCGTCCTGACTGGAATCACTTACGTAGTGAAGATAGAGAAGTAGCATTTGTATGGAGTACCGAGCATAAATATGCAGGCTGCCCTGACCTTATCGGTGAGATTGGTGGCGTCAAAGTTATCTGTGACTTCAAGACCAGCAATGGTCCTTACACTGCTTTCGCTCCACAACGTGGCGATCGTGCTGGCTATGGCGGCTGGCGTAAGTTTCAGAAGTGTGCCCAGCAAATGGCTGCATACCGCCTCGCTCTCAATGAGCGTGTTGGTTATCTCTGTGATGCAGCACTAATCATTGTTGCTCAAGAAGACGCTCCACCACAAGCGATTTTCATTGATACAGATCAGCTCGATTTATATGAAGCGCGGTTCCTTAAGAGAGCCAAAATGTTCCACGATTTAAACCCAGAAGAAGAGGATATTAATGAAGCTCAAGATCTCAGTCAACAAACAGTGCAAGAACAAGCAGACAAAGCCTGCGCGTGATTGGCAAAACATTGAAGAGACCCTTGAGTGGCTGCAAGGTTGGGTCTCCGCTGGCTACGGCTGGACCGCTACTCACTTCATCGACAGACACAGGAGAGCAGATAATGCCAGAGGTAGTAATCTTATTGTTATTGATATTGATGGTGATTGTACTTTAGATCACTTCTGGTCTACAGATACAGCTAAAACATGGTGTGCTGCCACCTATACATCCGCTAGCCACTCCTCCAAGCAGCATAGGTTTCGTGCTCTATTCCCGTTAGCTCTACCACTGACTAACTCTGGTCAGCATCGTGGTGCTTATTGGCTAATTGTTGATCGTTTACTTGCTGAACTTGGACTAGAAAAAATTGAGGACAACTGTGGGCAAAAGCCTGAGCGTCTCTGGTTTGGCAATACACGTGCACAGTGGCAACACAATGCTGCCTATGAGCCTGTTCCTGAGTTTCTGCTCAGTGACATTGACTATGAAGACAACACAGCTTTTGTTGCTTCTGACGTCACTGAGATCGATGTTAAACGCTGTCAGTGGCTTCTAGATAACTTCCTTGTGCCATCTGAAGATGGCGAGTATGAATCTTACTATGTGCCAGTCATGGCTGCCTGTGCAGGTGTAGGTGAAGGTGTCTTTGACAACTGGGTTGACTGGGTACTTCGCGGTCACCATGGAGAGAAGCCGGAGAATACCAGACCTTTCAAATGGCGTGGTCTCGGTAAACATTCTGGTCCTGCTAAACTATATTCGCTTGCCAAAAAACAAGATAGTAACTGGACATCACAGTTGCCGCCAGAGCTACGCTTTGGTGCAGTAGGTACAGCTGTCGGATATACAGAATTCGATCAGCTTCCTAATTTCGATGACGTCATAAATACACTTGATAAGCCTATGGAACCTGAGTTTGAGCCAATCCCTGATGCATCACAAGCTAAAAAGTCTGGACGACCTAAGAAGTCGTCAAGTGATGCAGCTAAAGAACGAGAGAATGATGTTAATGAAGTACTTAAGATCTTTACGCTACTGCGTAAGAACTTACTGACTGGAGCTATTGAATACACTGACAACAGTGGCAGAACTGTTGAACTCCAAGGTAATGACCTTGACCTAATGACTACCAAGCTCAGCTGTGAGCACGGTGTCTTCATCCCCGAGATGAGAGTTAAGGCTGCTATTCAATATGCAGCAGGTAAAAATCGCTTCTGTCCTATCCGCCGCTATCTCGATAGCTGTTCTGCACATGCCAAACCTTATGCAGATTGGGAAAAGATTGGTGAAATTTTCCTAGGCAATCCACATCAGCTTGCAACACTTGCGATGCAGCGGATGATGATTGGTGCTGTAGCTCGTGCTTATAACCCTGGCTGCTCTATGTCTTGGCTACCCATTCTCGTGGGTGCTCAAGGTGTAGGTAAGTCTATGTTCAGCCGTAGCCTTGTACCTGAGAAACTGTTTGCTGAAGTCAGTACTCCACTAGAGACACTGATGAAAGAGCAGTACAGGCTTCACGTTGCCTGGCTGCTAGAGCTACCAGAGATTGATCACTTCTTCCAGTCTCGCAACATCGAGAACTTTAAGAACCTGATTACTACTCGTTGTGATGAGGTCCGCAGAC